GTGGTGCTATTCGTGAACTTTGGGGTCTTATTCAAGGCGTCTGATGCCTTGAATTTTTAAAAAAAGGAGATAACCTATGAATATCTCAATGATTACAAAGTTTGGTATTGCTTCAGTTGTTGCAGGACTTGCAACAATGGCAAATGCTGATACCAACGCAGACCTTCAAGCAAGAATTGAACAGGCAGAAGCACGAATTGCTGAACTGACTGCATCAAATAGCGATAACTGGATGAACGACCAACGAGCAGAAGAAACTCGTCAACTCGTTCACGATGTTCTTGCTGATGCAGACACACGGGCATCAATGCAGGGTGACGGTTCACCCGTCACTGTAAATGTTCATGGTTTCGCACAATTCCGTTGGTCAATCAATGACACGAAGCAAGATGCTGTCACTGAAACTCACGGATTTAGTCTTCCTGCTGTTCGTCTTGAATTCGATGGTGACATCTATGATTGGTCATATCGAGTTAGTGGACAATGGGATGATGGTGGTGCATTCACATTGAAGGATGCATACGCAGATTGGAATGGTTTCCGAGTTGGTCAATTCAAGAGTCCTTTTATGAAGGAATGGTTGACTTACCGTGCTGACACTTTGACAGCAGACCGTTCGATTGTTGCATACACATTTGGTCAGGGTAGAAGTCAAGGTATCCAATACGGATATGACTTCAGTTCTGGTCTAAAGTTCACTGCCGCATACACTGACGGATTCAATTCCGACAATGGTGCAGGTGTTCAAAATGGTTATGCACTTACTGGTCGTCTTGATTACGAAGGTGCTTGGTTCAACCTTGGCGCCGCAGTATCACACAACGACCTTGATGTGACGGATTACAACACTTGGACTGTGGATGCTTCCACAAGTCTTAGAGGTTTTGATTTCACTAGTGCATATGTTGCACAGAGTGGAGATATTGGTTCTAACTGGGCAACAGTTTTGACTGCCGCTTACTCAATGGGTAAATGGCAACCATTCGTTCAGTACCAATATGGTGAATTAGAAGGTGTTACTGATAACCTCAGTATTGGCACTTTCGGTGTAAACTATACAGTAAACGAGAATATTAAATGGACTACCGACCTTGGTTATTCATTCAATACAGTCGATGCAGGTTGGAACACGGATAACACTGGATGGAATACATCGAGTGCAGAGGGCGAATACCTTCTCCGTACACAACTTCAGATTCGATTCTGATAACGAGATTCATTTCTCGACACTTTTCGCAACCCCTTAGAGAAATCTGAGGGGTTGTTTTTTATACATATAGTAGATTAATCTAAAAACTAACAAAGGAGTTTAAAATGACACTACAAGATAGAATTTGGGCATCGAGAATTAACTTCTCTGCCGAAGAAATCCAAGAAGACCATATGATAGGAAAATCCGTTATCGTAGCGGGCGAAGCAGGAACAGTAACCAAAGAACTTGCTGCCGATGCCACAGGCGAAGTATATGAAGTTGAATTTGAAGACGGTTCAACTAAAGAAATTCCTGTAGGTAATATGGAACTCGCCACTGAAAGTTGCAATAATAATACCTGTAACGAGTCTGTTAAAGATTCGGATGAAGCAGGGACAGTTGAAAATGAACTTGAAGAAGGTGGCAAAGAAGAGTATGAAAAGTTCTTCAAATCTGCCCTTAAAAAGTTCGGTGTAGATTCACCGGCAGACCTAGAAGATGATAAGAAGAAAGAATTCTTTGACTATGTTGATAAGAATTGGAAGGGTGAAAAGAACGAATCTGTTACATTTACAGAAGCAGAACTTGCCCACTTTGAAAAAGTCAATAGTTCTGATGAACGAACAGACTCTGGTGGATTTTAAACTTACATAACTAAACATAAACCCCTTGTAAGAATATACCAATAATTACTTGGGGTTTTTTGTTTTTTCAGTCTAATTTTTCAGCCGTTTTTTATACATATAATAGATGTTCAGAAAAATTAAATATGCCTTAGCAACTATATTATGTATTTTGAATGTGGGTTGTATAAACTCACAGACCGCAACATCTCTACCTCAACATTATTTTTCCGATTTAGTAATCGAAGAACCAATTGAAGTCAATCCACTTGACATCTGGTTTCAACCAATCACAATAGAAAATGACCCGTATCCATCAGTGTGTAGTTTACATACGCACGATGGTTCTTTATTGGGCAGTGGTATACTTATCCGACCAAATGTCGTTCTAACGGCAGGTCATTGCATAGATGAGGACAATATCTACTCTATAATTATAGGTGAAGAGGAGATAATGGTAAAAGATATGATTCTTCACCCCCATTACAGCGACACATCTGGCCGGGTAAAAAACGATATTGGATTGATAATCCTCGAATGTGATTCTATTTACGAACCTGCAACGATTGGGTGCGTAGATTGGATGGAGCGATATCAAGATATAACAACAGTTGGTTACTCGCACGGTTATAAGAAGTTTAGTAGACTAAGTGTATTTCGATACTTTGGGACAGTATCATCTGAACCCAACTCTATGAAGTTCTTACCACGACCAATTCCAATTTGGTTTGGTGATTCGGGTGGTGGAGTGTTCGCAGAGTTTCAAGGTAGAAAATATGTTGTTGGTATCATTAGTTACTTTAAAATGATTAGAGTATTTGGCGGAGAAGAAATCGTATCAGAATGTTCGGCAGTGAACATTGCAAAGTATTTGAATTGGATAAATGAGGAAATTGAAATTGAAGGATTGGTTAAAGAATAGATTGAATTTATTAATGACACCCATAGGTGCCTGTGTTGGTGTTAGTGGTTTCTTCATTGGTATATTATTAGTAAAATTTATCGAAATATTAGGTAATCATTGATGGAGTGGGATAAGGGATTAGAATTACTTCTCATTATCTCTTTGTATTTCCTTACCGAATGCATGGTGAAGAAAGATTCCGATGATAAATAGTATATGGAACATTATGGACACTGGAACAATTTACCCGATGACTTTAACCCAGACGATTGGTTTGGGTTTGTTTATTGTATTACTCGCAAAGACACCGAGAGAAAATACATTGGTAAGAAACAAATTCATTCGTATCGCCGCAAGAAAGTCAAAGGCAGAAAGAACCGCAAGAAGGTAATCACCGAATCAAAGTGGCGTGAATACACTGGTTCTTGTGATAACCTAAACGAAGAAATAGAAACACTCGGAAAAGATAAGTTTGTCTTTGAGGTTTTACGATTGTGTAAGACCAAAGGACAACTTACTTTTTCTGAAGTGGAATTTCAAATCAAGTTAGATGTGCTTACTGCTAAATTGAAAAATGGCGAACGAGAATACTACAACGCAAATATTATGAATCGGTGGTATTCTTCTTCGTTTGTCCAAGATACTTAAATCCATTTTTGATTTTCACCTGAGCAACAATCTTCTTAGTCATAGGAGATTGTAATCTGCTGGCGAATCCATCACGACCAAATATTTCTTTTCGTTCTTCGTCATTAAGATGGTCTTTCATCTCTTCAATAAGTTCGACAATCTCTACTAGTGCCTTTTCATTGTTCTTGCCGGTTAATAGCATATACGCAATAACACCCATCGTGATGATAAACCCACCAATCAATACAATCAATCCTACCTGTGCAATCTCTTCCATATAGTATTGTGATGCAGTCGAGAATCCAACTGTGAGGACACCCACAGCAAGCAGGACAGCACCTAACCGTCCGTTCACCCAGAATGTAATGAATGCCCCTGCAACAAGCATACCGAATCCTAAAGTAAAGAATAGAGTGATGTTTTCGTGTAGGTTCTCAATCGCCTCTTTGCGAATTTCCCTATCAGATTGTTCGTACTCTTTGACTAAATCTTCAAGGTCTTCTATCTGTCCCACTGCGGCGGATACTCTTGCATTGGCAGATTCCAAATCTTCTAATGCTTCTTCAATTCTGATGTTTTCTTTTTGTGCTTCATCAACAGATTCTTTGATTGCTTCTGCGGAATCTTCGATAGAATCTACAGTTGGGTCAATGTTATAATTTCGGTCATTGGGAATAACTGCAATTTCATTTAGTATTGCATCTGCGTGACCATCAATAGTTTGCAAACCACCACCAATTTCATTAGTGGCATTTCCAATTTCTTCTGTTTGTTCTTTTTGTTCTCTTAGAGAATCGACAACGGTTGATGATGTGTTCTCTGGATTATTCACTTCCCATTGTTCAAATGCTTCACATCCGAATAAAGTTGATGTAAG